TCTGTGGGTCAAGGATTATCATGTGCTAACGTGGCAGCTGCTGATACAGCACATGGACAGCCTCTTGTCACAGCGCGGTGTGCGAGCCATACACTTCTTCAGCTTTGAACATGTGCCCATGACCTTTGCCAGCGGTCCATGCTGCGACATCGGTCTCTGGGAATGGCTGCAGCTGTGCGGAAAAGCCAGCATCTCGCACGACACAGATGCGAACCACATGAGCTGGCGCCAGAATCGCCACATGGCAGACACGATATGTGGCCTGCTGTGCAGCCAAAGCATGCAGAGTTTTGGGTTGGACCGCGTGCGCTATCGCCAATAAATATCACCATGCGCCTAGATGATATGACCACACAACCTATAAAACTCGGCCCTCGCAGCGAGAAAGCACAGGCATGGATTGAAAAAGTCTATGCGCTGTTCCCACAGACTTGGCAGCACAACCACGTGATGCCACTGGGTGGTGAGGGCGATGACCAGCAGTTTGCCATGTTTGAGCTGGTACCCAGCACCAGCAAAAGAGATGCCGTGGAAGTCAAGTGGTTCCAGGCATGGCCCATGCGCCAGGGAGTGGGTACCCGCGCCATGCGAGAGCTGCAGCGTTTGGCACAGCAAGACGGCATCACGCTCACGCTGTATCCTTGGAACAAGGGCCAGGTAAGCCAAGGCAATCTGATCAAGTTCTATCGCAGCACGGGATATAGGCCCACCGTGAAAGGTGCCAAGACCATGGCCTGGGAACCTAGCATGGACGAAGGCAAGATTTCGCCCGCTCACATGGCCCAGATGAGTAACACTGTGCTGGCAGGCAAGCAACCGCCACCGATGCCGGCATTCCGTACCAGCATACCAATAAAAATACACGGTTACCCTGTGCAATTCAGCCAGCATTTTTGGGATAGATGGGAACAGGCAGATCCAGAACGCATACCGGAAGATAAGAAAGACGCTGTGTGGAAGATCATATACTTCATGCTTAACGAGGCATTCAGCCAACATACCGATAAGATAAAGCAGATACCATTGGACCAACCATTTGCCATCAAAAAGAAAACTAGCAGCGACCTTGGTTATGCAGGACTTGGTATGGTCAAAGCCAATGACAGGGATTCTCTGAATAAGACAGTGTGGCGAGTCGTAACATACCATCCAAATCTAAGGTTTGGACGATACCAAAACGTGATCAGCGTCTGGGAAAGCCAAATGGTCAAGGAAGGCCTAACGCACAAGGATCCTGTGGAAAAATGGATAGCTGTGTTCAAGGCCAGCACACATCCCAAGTTCGCAGGCAAGACACCAGAGCAGCGTGAGAAGATGGCACGCATGGCACAGTATCGCGCGGTTCAGAACAAGAAGACGTTTGAGAACATGGATCACAGCAAGGACGCACAAGCAGTGCCAGAACTCAAGGCAGCACTGCTGGCACGCAAGCGCTTGATCAAGAGCAAGGCCGGCGACAAGGATGCTGTGTACGACATCATCAATGGGCTCATGACCAGCATTGCTAAAGCTCACGGTATAAGCGGTCAGAAGATGCATGATCTCTGGGTTGACCAATATGGTGAGATACCAGACACTTGGATCCTGCATGAGAGCGCGCTGCCAGGCAGCCACACACCCACTGAAGCAGTGTTGGCCAAGCAGTACACAGTGGGTGTATCTGAGATCAAGCGACAGCTGAAAAAGGGCACAAAGGTCGAGCTGGAGCACACCACCGATCGTGCTGTGGCTCGCGAGATAGCTTTAGATCATCTGGGCGAGAACCTCTACTACTATGATCAACTAAAGCAAGCTGGGTTGGAAGAAGCCGCTGGCATGACCACCGCAGCACTTAGAGACAGGCTTAACAAGCTGATGAGCGAGGATCAGGCCTATGCTGATGCCACACAGCGAGCACCATGGCAAGAAGGTGTATGGCGTTTCATCGATGCCAACAAAGCACAGATATTCTCAGATCTTGGCGACAAAGGCAATGGTGATTACCCAGCTGCTCCTTTCGCAGCTTGGCTGCTGGTACAGCACATGGACGCACATCCAGAACGCCAGGTAGCTTTCTACAAGCTGCTGAAGAGTGCCATACCAAACCATCCCAAGCTGCAGTTCTTGCGTGATAGAGCAGCTGTGAACCAATGGATGCTGCAACACTATCAAGAACCAGAATACCATGTATACGGCAAGCCTTTGTCCAACCCTACCTCAGATGTGCGCGATCCTCGCTTGTTCAAGGACGCTGGCATCAAGGCACAGAGCAGGCAAGAAGCGCTGGACAATGCTGAGGCAGCAGGCAACAAGCTGTTGTTAGCAGCAGTCAAAGCCACTGGCGCTAAGACACAACCCAGCTACACACAAAAGACCACAGAAAGCCTAGACGAAGCCTGGTTGGACATGAACGAGTACGGTGGCTGGATAACTCCCAATCGCAAGGTAGAGTATGTGGAGGATCAGGGACATGAAGCGCATCTGCGCCGCGAACATGGCATGCGGATAGCAGAAGCTTTCCTAGCAGGATTCGTGAGATTCCAGACCAATGCTCGCACTGGCACGTTCTCAGTGGAAGGCCAGCTGCCTGCGCTGCGCAAGACCTACAGGATCTGGGGTCAGACAGCACTGAACGCTAGAAACGTTTACATTGACATCTTTCAGTGGCGCGATGACATGACGACTCAGGGTCTCACGCCCCACATGATGTTCAGACCTGGTGAAGGCGACAAGCCGCAGATCATTCACAGCTTTGGCACCAAAGTCACTGAACCAATCGCAGAGGCCAAGAAGCGCAAGGCCAAGACCATCATTGACGGCATGATCAAGACGCTGATCAAGCAAGGCCGCACCAGAGATGAAGCCATAGCTGATCTCAAGAAGCAGGTTGACAGTCGCTTCTACGAGCATATCGATGCTGCAGCAGCAATGCCGGTATACGAAGCCAAACAACGCTTGGATCGCAAGTGCTGGACTGGCTACAAGAAGCAGGGTACCAAGCTCAAGAATGGTGTGCGTGTGAACAACTGCGTGCCCAAGGAAAGCGTGGAAGAGAACTTGACGGAGACTCGAGAGGCCGCTTTCAAATGGCTCAAGAGCTATCTGCCCACATGGCCAGACTATGTGCTGCGTGATTGGATGTACAATCACTTCAGAGGCGACTGGGATGCCAGCGGTGACAATCCCCAGACCGTGATACAACGCACCCTGGATGGTGAGGGCATGACTCCGCAGACGCGTTGGAAGTTCGTGCCCAATTTCCATTTCACGTTTGATAGCTTAGATCCAGATACAGTGCGCCGCATCAAGGAGCGCCAAGGTGGCGCCGTCAATCCCTATGGCATACCAAAGGATGCTGAACGCCATGCCACTCAGGCCACGCTGGCAGCACAGCAAGGCGGTGTCAGGGACGAACCCGTGATACTCAAGAAGGTAGGTAACAAGTATGAGCTGTTGGAAGGTTGGCATCGCACCATACAGCACTTCAAGCAGTTTCCTGATGGATACAAAGGTCCTGCGTGGATCGCAATTGATGCCAAGCCAGTAGAAGAAAACTTCGCAGATGGCCGGGGACCAGGGCGCAAGGGTGACAGCCAGAGGCACGGCATACCCAAGGGAGCTACAATAGCACAGCTGGAAAAAGCAGCCAAGGCATCAGGTCGCAAAGGCCAGCTGGCTCGCTGGCAGATCAACATGCGCAGAGGTCGTGCCAAGGCACAGGAATCGCTACTAGATGAAGGGTTCAAACCATCTGGTCTTCAATTCCCTGATGGTAAGATATTCCTTAGCGGGCATTTCTTTGATCAGACTGTCAAACCTGATCGACAGATGCAGTTAAATGACATCACAGATATGTTGCGAAAAGCAGTGAACAAGTATGGTCACGAAATAGCCAATCTCGGTCCAGTAGACTTTGGTATACGTCAAGACAAAACAAATATGATCATGGGACCCGGTCTTGGTATCAAAAAGATCTTACAGCCAGATGGCAGCTATAAGTATCTAGTCACTACTGCTCACCCTAACATGCGACTTGGTAAATTCCAGCACAAGTTTAGGATATCAGAGGACAGCATGACTGCTGATCAGTGGCAAGCACTGCGCAAGGAAGATCCCAGAAGCTATCTGGGCATCAAAGACTATCGCAATCGCAAGTGGTGGGAGAGCCACTTCAAGGCTGCCATGGCCCAGGCCAGGGTCAAGGGTCAGTCACACTTTGAGTTCCCGCCCAACACCAAGATGTACTACATGGTGACCAAGAACCCGCTGGAAGAAGGCGATGGTCCTCCGCATGGCACGCCCGAGAACGAGCTATCCATGATGAAAGCAGGCACCAAACCCGCAGCGCTGATAGCGCCTCACACCTGGAATGAGCTGTACGAACCCATCATGGATCAGTACCCCTGGGTGGTCAAGAAATGGCGACTGCCCACAGATGACTTCACATTCTATACCATAGGCCAGCCAGGCGAAGAAGCACGCATCAAGCGCATTGGACAGTTGATATACCAGGCCAACACCAGTTCCAGTGGATTTAGCACAGACTATCACAGAGAGCTGGGTAGGTTGCTGGGCTACAGCGAAGCTGACGTGGACAACTTCCTCAAGGATCTTGAATCATGAAAAAGCTATTAGCAGCTATTAGCATGCTAGCACTAGCCGGTTGTGCCAGTCTCAAGGACGAGATACCCAGCTTCTGGGATCCCAATGAAGTAGTGGCAATCACAGACATACAACTGGCCGTGCATCACTTGGATTGCGGCAGCAAGAACTATGCTGATCAACTGACTTATCTCAAGGATCGCACGGAATGGCTGATGCTGTACAGCACCAGCAAGGGCAGCAGAGATATGCTCAAGATAGAACAGCTGTTCAATGACAGTTTGCAGGGGCTCAGTCCCAACAGCAGCAAGTTCTTTTGTGTGCTGAAGAAACCGAATCTCACCAACGAGATAGACAACATCGCCAAGGGCGCACAATCGAGGGTTAATTTATGACAGACATCATGAACAGCGGTCGCCCATGGGCCGTGCAGAAGCTACAGCTGCTACAGCAGTATCAATCAGCCTATCGCAACGGTCAGATCACATCTGACGACTATCGCAGCCTCCTGAACGATCTCAGCAACATGGAAGCCATACAAGGCGACGTGACGGACATGGAATTAAAAGCTGCGCTGATCAATGCTATACAGCTGGCTGCCAGCATTATTGGTTGATTGACCACAGCTGCTTAGGCTAAACTGTGGCATGACCACTGTACTTTTCAGCCTACCAGTCCACGAGAGCAACGAGACCGTACGCGACACAATAAACAACGTGCGCAGGATGGTCGGATGGCAGCATCCCATAATCATACACGCGGATTCCAATTGGCAGGGATTTGATCCAAATCTTGCCTATGAACATAACGTCTACATAAACCCACAGCGTTGGCCAACTGGGCATGCTCACTGCCAGATTCCAACGCATGTCAGCAACTTCCAGTACGCTGTGGAACTGGGCCTTGCTTTCACTCACATGGCCATACTGCACACCAGTGAGCTATTTGTGCGACCTGGTGTAGCTGATCACATAGGGGCATATGAGCACAGCCTCTGGTTCACGCCAGACGAACAACCATATGATCCAAAGTGGCCGCCAATGCTGCGAATCCAGCAGATATGGCAAGGGCTACCTTGTTATCTCGGTAACCTGGTGGAAGGCAGTTGGTATGGTCGAGAGCTGTTCAGTGAGATGACCAAATTCATACTTCGTTTCCATACGCTTGATCAGCTTATATTGCCATATGCGCTAGAGGAATGCCTGTTCCCTACTTTAAGTTGGCTGCTGACCAAGGGTAAAAACTTTACTCATCCTTATTGTGCCTTTAAACATGACGAACATCTGCTGCAGGCTAGAGACTTTGTAGATGACATACGTCTAGGCAGGCCTGTGACATTCTGGCAACCGCACAACTTTGTATATGACTACGCACCATTTCCCAGCCAAGGCCTGTATTCTGTGAAGCGCATTAACAGGGATCTCGCTGATCCAATGAGATCATACATTAGGCAATTATGACACCGTTTGTCATCTGTTTGTAATCGTTTTGTCATCTTACGGTCCTTAAATATTCCTGGAATACCAACAGGAGAGGACAAGAGAAGATGCTCAAGGAACTAGCATTATCAGTGGTAGCTGCAGTGGTAGCTGCAGTGGTAGCTACATCAGCATGGGCTGCCGACATCACCGGCGCTGGTGCTACATTCCCATTCCCAATCTATGCCAAGTGGGCAGATGATTACAAGAAGATCAGCGGCGATCAGCTTAACTATCAGAGCATTGGTTCAGGCGCAGGCATGAAGCAGATAGATGCCAAGACGGTGACTTTTGGCGCTACCGACATTCCAGTAAAGCCAGAAGATCTCGACAAGAAGGGACAAGTACAGTTCCCGATGATTGTGGGCGGTATCGTGCCAGTGGTCAACCTCAAGGAAGTGGAAGCAGGCAAGCTGGTGCTCAACACAGACATCATCGCCAAGATCTACATGGAGAAGATCAAGCGTTGGAACGACGCAGAGATAGCAGCTCTCAATCCTGGGATCAAACTGCCAGATCTACCAATCATCAAAGTTCGCCGCAGCGATGGTTCGGGTACCACCTGGAATCTCACACGCTTCTTCAGCGAAGCCAACGCAGACTGGAAGAAAGACTTTGGCGTCGGTCAGACAGTTGAATGGGTAGGCGGTGCGATTGGTGCCAAAGGTAATGACGGTGTAGCAGCCAATGTATTACAAACCAATGGCAGCATAGGCTATGTTGAATATGCCTATGCCAAGAGCAATAACCTCAGCTGGGTAAAGATGATTGGCACGGACGGCAAGCCAGTTGAGCCAAGCCTCAAGAGCTTCCAAGGCACTTGGCCTATGATTGCTACCAGCTACATAGTAATGTTTAAGTCTCCAGAAGACAAGAAAGCTTCTGCTGATGCTATCAAGTTCTTTGAATATGCATTTGCCCACGACAAGGAAGCAGAAGCTTTGGATTACGTACCGCTGACAGCTGCACAGAAGACCGAAGACCGCAAAATATTTGCTGAAATCAGCACCAAGTAACTGCCAGATTGCGCAGATTGGTGTTTGGGCAGGGGCGCATTGCGCCCCTTCCTTGCCTACATAGGTAAATATCATCATGAGCACGCGACATCAGAACCTAGATGAGCGGATAGTTGAACTTGAGCGTTTAGTCAAGGAGCAGGCCAAGCACATCGAGCAACTGCGCAATGATCTCCGCAGTGTGAGAGCCAGCCACAATAACAGGATTCTCCGCAGCACGGCTGTGAGTAACCGCCGTTAAATACTGGATGATAACCGAATCGGCACCAGAGACCCTCAAGGGCAGTTTTGCACCCAGCCTGCAGCTCAGCAAGCTATGGATGTGCGGTACGCTAAAACGCCTAATGCGCGAAGAAAATATCAATATATTCAACACTGTATATTCTCTGGGCAGCTGGTATGGTAACATGGCACTGTTTATGCTGATCAAGCAGGTTCCGTTCCGCACTATGGTAGATGTAGACCTCAATCCAGTGTATCTAGCAACCAGCAAGAAGCTGATGCCCAAGCTCTACAAGCAGGGCAGATTGATCAGCGTGGCTGCTGATGCCAACACCATCATCTACGATGCACCACCGCCCAGCTTAGTGATCAACAACAGCACCAATAACATGCGCAACGCTGGTTGGTTGTCAAACATTCCCACTGGTACCTGGGTTGCACTACAGGGCCGCAACAACGAACCTCAGAACAGATTTAACACTGTGCAAACGCTCGAAGAGTTTGATGAAGAATATCCTCTAGCCGAGACCATGTTCATCGGAGGTATTCCTTTAAATGATCCCAACGATAGCTATGTTCGTTGGATGAAGATTGGCATCAAGTGATCCATAAATATCCCGCAGTGGAGCAGAGATGAGCATACTCATAGGTGCAGGGCAGCGATATGATCGCATCATAGGTGTGGGTGGTATCACTACCAGCACGGATGGATATCTCTGGAGCAGCGAATCAAACATAACGCAACCTTTCCCTAGCTATATGAAAGCACAGGGTATCACAGCCAATGGCAGCGGCAATGTTTTCGTTAGCATCAGTGACAGTGGCTGGAGCGCCTCAAGCACGGATCTAATCACTTGGCAGGCTCAAAAGATATTAGATGCAGACTTCACTGCCCTGGGCATAAGCTGGGGACTGAATGGCAGCGGTGCTCGTCCTATATTTGCCATAGCAGGGTCACGAATATACAACGACAGTAACACGTTACCAGGTGAGTATGAACTCAATGATCAAGTAGCCCAGATCCTTATAAACGAAAGCGGCAATCCCTATAACTGGGACCAGGCGTTTACGCATCCATATCCAAACAGTTGGTTCCACAACGTGAGATATTTCACGGACATACTGGTAAATGGTATATCTAACAACGTTTGGATAGCAATTGGAAACGTGAACGGGCAACCAGACATATGGTACACAGAGGATGTGAACTGGGATATAATAACTGGTGCGCCAGACCCAAACACCTGGGAACAGGTTAGCATACCCAGCAGCTTTGTAAACCGACCTCTCTATGATGTGACATCGGTCAACGGGATCTTGTACTTCAGCGGACGTGGCGTGATAATCAACACCGCTGATCTCGGCAGCCCAGTCTGGAATTCCAGCCCATTCTTCAACAGCGTTCCTGCACGCATAAACAGCAACAGCAGCATGCTAGTAGGCGATTATTACAATAGCACTACCAACATATTGTTAGGAACAAACTTTTCCAGTGCTACCAGCATCCCCATTGGCGGCGGTCCACCTAGCAATCAGCTAGATTTTTTAAGCATAGCAAGCAATCCAGATGGACAGGTTTGTGCGACCAGCAGTGGCATGATAATCTTTAGCAAGGATAGAATTGGATGGAGCAGCTTTAGCGCTAACGGATATTTCTTTAGATCAGTGATTTGGTTCATCGATCATTGGGTAGCAGGTGCATACAGCACGCTCACACGGTATACCTATTGGACCAGCACCGACGGAACCACTTGGTTACCCTGGAACAACGCTGTGCAGATGTATGGTATGTACGGATCAACCACATTGACCGTGGCCAATGCGGGATCAAATCTCAGCAGCGCCAATGGGAACATCAAGCTCAGCAGCACGATGAACAGCGCAAAATCAAGCTTTAGTAGCAGCCTGTTCTGAACATTTGACATTCAGCAGCAATAACCGTAATATCAAACTATTATTAACTTTTGGAGATTCACATGAGCATCGGCAGCCTCAGCGAGAGCGACAAGGCCAAGGTAAAAGAACTGATCACACAGGGCGTGGCTATCACTCGCGACGTAGAAACACTGCGAGAAGGTCTCAAGGAGACCGTGGATGCCATCGCAGGCGAGCTTGAGATCAAGAAAGCAGTGCTGAACAAGGCCATCAGAGTGGCCTACAAGATGCAGGAAAATCGTGATGCGCTGGCAGATGGTCGCGAGGAACTGGACGAGATCGAAGAGATCCTCTTGATTGCCAATCGCAACTGATGGCCAATTGGATAGCCATAACTGGTGGATGCGGCTATGTGGGCAGCCACATAGCTGCTGAGATCAAGCGCACCACCAAGACCAAGGTGTTGTTGATTGACAATCGTGCGCGGTCACTCACGCACACACATCAATGGGCCGACGATGTCATACACAACAGCTATGACAGCGGCGAAGCTCTGCATGCCATATCCACTGTGAGGCCCAAGGCAGTTATACACTGCGCAGCTGCCAGCTTGGTTGGACCCAGTGTCACAGATCCTGCACGCTATTACGGTACCAACGTGGCCGGCATGCTCACGCTGCTGGATCACATGCGCAAGCACAAGATCAACAACGTGATCTTCAGCAGCAGCAGTTCTGTGTACAGTGACGGTCAGGATGCTGCTCGTGAGAACAGCATTCTCAATCCTGTGAATCCCTATGGTCGTACCAAGCTGGTTGGTGAGATGATTCTCAGGGATTACTGCGCAGCCTACGGTCTCAACGCGGTGGCCTTCCGCTACTTCAACGCAGTGGGTGCTGATCCCAAGGCCAATCTTGGCCAGGAACCTGGTGCCACCCACATCATAGCACGCATCATGGAAAGCCAACTCAGAGGTGAGAAATTCCATGTGTATGGTGGTGACTATGTCACTGCCGACGGCACCTGTGTCAGAGACTATGTGCATGTGAGCGACATAGCTCGTGCACATGTGATGGGTATGGCATGGCTGCTGAGCAATCCTGGATTTTGGGCCTACAACATAGGCAGCGGTCAGGGTTACTCAGTGCTGGAAGTGCTGAAAACCGTGGAGATCATGACTGGTAAGCCCGTGGACTATGAGATTGGTCCTCGGCGCCCAGGCGACCCTGCGTTCACTCTGGCCAGCACGGACTTAATACAACGAGACCTACGCTGGCAGCCAATAAAGAACCTCAGAGATATCGTTTCTGATGCGGCTGCATGGTATAATAGTGACACGTACAAGACCCTGGTCTGACTGGGCAAGTCAGCACACAGCAAGGTTCGCCGGCCACAAGCGGCAAGGAGGTAAAAATGAGCTACGTCGACGCGATAATCGACCGTGAGAAGAACACAATCTATGTAGCAGAACGCTTGCCAGATGGCAGGCGAGTGCTCACAGAACATCCAACCAGATATGTGGTGTATTGGCCCTCAGAGCGAGGCAAGTATATCAGCATCTTTGGCACCAAGCTGGAAAAGTTCCAGACCAACAAGGACAAGGAATTCAAGCGCGAGCTGGGTGTGCTGCCCAAGGGCAAGCTGCATGAGAGCGACATCAATCCCATATTCCGTTGCTTGTATGACAACTATCGAGACGCGCCAGCACCGCAGCTGAACGTGGGCTTCTTCGACATTGAGACTGACTTCGATCCCCTGCGGGGATTCAGCACGCCTGAGGATGCTTTCAGCCAGATCACTGCCATCAGCCTCTATCTCAACTGGATGGAGCGCAACATCACGCTGGTGCTGAAACCACGCAAGATGAGCCAGCAGGTGGCTGAAGACATCTGTGCAGAATTCTCAGACACCATGCTGTGTGCCAACGAGAAAGAGCTGCTGGACATATTCCTCACGCTGATCGAAGACTGTGACATCCTCACGGGTTGGAATTCAGAGAGCTATGATATTCCCTACATCTACAATCGCATCGTGCAGGTTCTTGGCAAATCCGAGACAGCACGCCTGTGTCTATGGAACAAGTATCCCAAGAAGCGAGAATACGAGAGCTATGGCCGCGAGACCATAACCTATGACTTGGTTGGCCGCGTGCATCTGGACTATCTGCAGCTGTATCGCAAGCATACCTATCACGAGATGCACAGCTATCGTTTGGATGCCATCGGTGAGTATGAGGTAGGCGATCGCAAGGTGCCATATGAAGGCACGCTGGATCAGCTTTACAACAATGACTTCAAGAAGTTCATCGAGTATAGCCGACAGGACGTGCTGCTGCTGGTCAAGATTGACGAGAAGCTCAAGTTCATCGAGCTGGCCAACAACATCGCACACACCAACTGCGTGCTGCTGCAGACAACCATGGGTGCCGTGGCGCTGATCGACCAAGCCATCGTGAACGCAGCGCATGACATGGATCTCATGGTACCAGCAAGGATACGTGAGACCGAAGAAGAGAAGCAGGCACGCTGGGACGAAGAAGCAGAGATGGGTGGCTCAGTGGTGGGTGCTTATGTGGCAGATCCCAAGCCTGGCATGCACGACTGGATCGGCGGCGTGGACATCAACAGCCTGTATCCCAGTGTGATCCGTGCGCTGAACATGAGCACAGAAACCATCGTGGGACAGATCAAGCCAGAGCTCACTGATCAGTTTGTGAAAGCACAGATAGCACAGAAGAAGACATTTGCTGATGCATGGAACAGCGTGTTTGGCACGCTGGAGTATCAGGCAGTGATGGAACAGAACAACACGCCGGTGACCATAGCATTTGAAGATGGCAACGAAGTGGTGGTCACTGCCAAGGAAGTCTACGATCTAGTATGGAACAACGGCAAGCAGCTGACTCTGAGTGCCAATGGTACCATCTTTGATTATGGCAAGCAGGGACTGATACCAGGCGTGCTCACCAGATGGTTTGCTGAACGCAAGGAGCTGCAGGCAGAGTATCGCAAGTGGGCCAAGCTGGCAGATGAAGCCACTGATCCAGATGAAAAGGCAGAAGCCAAGCGACAGGCAGTGTTCTATGACCAACGGCAGCTGATCAAGAAGATCTTGCTCAACAGCCTTTACGGCGCAGTTGGCAATCCTGGATCGCGCTGGTATGATCCCAGAGTGGCACAGAGTACCACGCTGAGCGGACGCTGCATCGTCAAGCACATGCAGAGCAAGATCAACGAGATCATAACCGGATCATACAACCATGTCGGCGAAAGCATAATCTATGGTGACACCGATTCGGGTGTGTTTAGTG